AGAGTGTTAGTGCTTAATTCTGTTTGAACATTTTCGCCTTGATCAAAAGTGCCGTAGTCTTCATCACTACCATGTCCTGCTGATGCCATAGCATAGGCATCATCGGTTTCGCCGCCTTCGTCGTCTGAACCACGAGCGCCATAATCAGCTTCAATGTTGTCTAACATACGATCATAAATTTGTTCAAAGTCATCGTCGCCGTGATAGCCGGTATCGATAGTGATATCGTCATACATTTCTTGTACAGCTTGTTCGATCTCTTTGCCATATTTGCCTTGTTGTGCATTGTATAGCATGTCAAACCCGTCATCACCGGATTGTGCAACTTTTGTCAAAAATTCTTCAACTTCTGGACTCTGACCTTCTAGTTGTGTATTGTCCACAATAGGCTCATCACGCTCTGCTAGTTCTGCAACAATAGCATCGTGCATGAACTGTGCCTGAGACAATGTGTCGTTGTCCACGGTTTCATTGAAATTCGAACTGCTACGTGCTGTGTAGATCTGTGTGCGCAGCTTGTTTCTGGCATCTTCCAGCTGTTCAACACTGAATGTTTCAAGGTTGATTTTACGCCCAAAAGTTTTGGCCAACGATTCGTTGAGTCTTTTAGATGATCTATTGAATGCAAAAAGGTCTGTGGTTTTCATATTAGTAAAGGTCCAGATTGATAGTATATTTATTCAGATAGAAGCCAATCGTTGCACAATGTTTTTGGCATTTAGAGCACGATCACGGCTTTCACAGTATCTAGCCCATAGGGTGTCTGCTCGATCATGATCCCGGTTGTTGATGGATCGTTGATACTGTGCTCGTAGCATCTGACTGTCATGGTACCAACGGCCGTATTCTTGATCCAGTCTGTATAGGTTATCTGCTTGCGCTGATTGTTTGTTAACTGCCAGCACGTTGGCAATACGTATGGCTGCTAAGTTTAAGTGTATGTCCTTGTAGAGATACTCGTTTTGATATTTTAGATGTTTGACTGTTCCTTCACTGACTATCAAAACATCACCTACAAGGATTCCTTCCGCAACTTTAATTGGAAGAATCTGATATTTTTCAATTAATTTTTGTTGTGCAGAACTAACTACTTGCTCTAAGCGTTTAGAAATGTTAGTCATAAAAAAAGGACCTATGGTCCTTATTTAAGTGTGTCTAAGTTAAATTCCAAAGAACTTGGCAATAGTTAGAATGTTTAGTTCTCCGGTAAATCCCAGTCCTGCAATAAATGCCAGTCCCAGCATGCCATATATCATCAATTTGTCTTTGGCCTTTTCCATTTCTTGGATCTTGGCAGATAGTGCTGAATGTTGGACACAACTTTCGTCATACATTTTGCAGAGCTGTGCTTTGAGATCTTCACCTGTGCGATCTAGACAGTCATGTACATCTCGGACGCTGACCTTGAGATCATCAATCTTTTCATCTAGGTTTGCTACCTTGGTCTCTACTACACCAAGTCGTTCTACGGTTGTGGCCATTAGGCTATTATCCTTTTATGTTAAGTCAAGTGCTCGCTCCGAGCCATGTGCCTAAGTTAGAAATGCCTAATATGTTTTGCCTGTTAAACTGTATTTATCCCGCTTGTGTGATTTCGTATATCCAAATGTTTGCACGATCGCCCTTGCTGATAAATGCTGCCGGGTCTATATCAACTGAATTATTTAGTTGACCAGTTATGGGAACCCCATTGATATCGTCAATTAATAGTCCAACTGGATCATTGCCTTTGAGGAAAACGCTATCTCGTTCTGTGTCAAAATTCCAGGTCCAATAGGTGGCACGGCCATCTAGATCTCGCGGTAATATTCCGTCATGGCGCTGTGGGTCTGCGATAAAAACAAAATTGCTGCGCAGTCCAATGGCCTGTTGAAGGGCATTGAAATTGGCCTGTTGTCCCAATTTTATTTTGTCAGTTTCATATCTACTAGCGTGAGTTCTAGTAATATCAACGAGTGTGATAACTTGATAGCGTGCCATAATGTGCTACTATTTACACTCTTGATTGACCAGCCAACAAAAAAGCACCCGAAGGTGCTTTAGTGCTTCCCATCCCTGAGAAAAAACTATTATAGTGCGTACAATGTTGTAGGCTCTGTAACTGTTAGTGTACCAGTTGCTGTGAATGTCCAAACACCTGTACCTGTTAAAGAACCAGCACCGATGATACGACCAGCACGGATAGCCAACGTGTTGACGTCTAGTGCGTGTCTGTCGCCGTAAGCGATGATAGCTAGACCGTCGCTCTTAACTTGAAAAACTGAACTAGTTGTACCGATTTCGTCAGTTACTGGTGCTGCTGAAGATGCTGTTAAAGCAACTGCGCCGCCGCCACCGCTCAATACATATTTGAATACTGTCTGTTGGAATGTACGTTGTACTGTACCTAATGCTACTGCTGTAGGGTTAACTCTTGTTACTGCTGCCATGATGTTTTCTCCTTATCAATGATCCCGCTCCGGGACCGGCAATATTAAGAATCTTCCTGATTCTTATACAGTATTTATATTGGATTGGAAAAATCACGCCAATACGGCTGATTTTAGTCGGCTCTGAAAGGAGTCCAGCGGTCTCTAGGAACCAGTTTTGATCCGCCTGCAACATAGCCTTCACCGCCTGGCTTGCCGCCTGTGGTAGCTGTGATATCGCCCTCTGCTTGATCAAGTTCACGGATCACTTCATCTTTGGCAGCCATGATCTCACGCACCAGTTCAAACAGTTTGTCCATAACGCCAGGATGCTGTTCACTATGAGCTTGTATCTTGGCAGCTTTTGCAGGAGCCTTTTGCACAAAGGCCATAAAGGCGTCAGTGTTGATATCATCTAGCTGTTTGTCTTTTGATTTGGTATTTACAAAGGTATAAATTTCCGTTTGCAAATAGCCCATACCTGCAACAGGTGCTAGTAAATTATTAATTGCTGATTGATTTTTAGCTAGAGCTTCAATTTTTGCAAGATTTTCAGCACCTACGGCAGGACGATGACTAACTGAAGTCAAGCCAAATACTTTGAGTTCTGGATTGCCACCAAACTGCTCAGGATCCGTAAAGTCCTCACCGCTCTTGTCTCCAAAGTAGCTGAATACTTTGTGTGCGGCTACTGCTATTTTGGCTTTAGCCAACTGACGTCCAACTTCACTGTTGCCTGTAACAGAGTAGGTTGTTTGGTTAGGAGTGAACGAAATTCTACCATCACCACCTTTATAAGGTTTGCCTGGATGGAATAGAATATCTCCATATACATAACCACGGAACTCTGCAGGAGTTGCTTTTTCAAATACGGGCCACAGTGCTGCCATATCACCAGCAAACTTGGCACGCCATTCTTCGCCCTTACCTCGGCTTAGAATAAATTGTTTGAGTTCCTCTGGACTAGAGCTTTTGCCTTCTTCACGTCCCCAGTTGTTCTTGCCCACCATGCGGAATGTGCCATCTTCTTCACGTCCCCAATAGACTGTGGGATTGCCGTCCCACTTGATAGTGATACTGGTATCGGGGCTGGCTAGATCTTTTAGTATCTTGATAGCCTTCACAGCACCGTTGGCTTCTGTGAATACAAGATCTTCTAGGTGGTTAAACTCTCTGCCAACTTTCTTGGGAGCAGGTGCTGCTTCAGCTTCAGTAAGGAATTCAAATGCTCTCATTTTGTTAGGTCTATCATTCTGCGCATCCAACCTATTGTTCCAGGTTGATAGCTTTCAAAGGCTTCTTTCTTGGGGAGTTCGACGCCTTGCTTACCTAATGTTTCTCTTGCACCTGCAACTAGTTCTTCGTAGTTAGGCAGTTTTTTAATATAATTTAGAATTGCATCAACTGACTTTATGTCTTTGACTGCGGCTGTTTGGCCCAGCAGTTGCTTGGCAATGTTATTCCAATCGTTGCCGTCGGGCAGTAGTTCATCTGTGGTAGCATTCAATAAGCCATGCTTGGGACTGTACTTCATACCGCGAGCACGAGCAATTGAACTCAATACAATATGGCGATGCTCACCGCGATACTCGCCTTGTCCGCCAATCATGCTACCCTGTTGGAATTTGGGATTAGCCGAAAACATAAAGTCTGCCTGTACAAATCCATTAACCGGATCACCTTTAATGGGGGTTTTCCAATGTACATTGTCGCCGCTTAGTTTGACATTTTCTTTGCCAAATTGGCTAATCAACTTTTCTGCAAATGATTTCTTATCTACTTCGTTGGCATCTACAGAAAGATCTAGATCGCCGGAACTGTTTCGTTCAAATGTGCCGTCCGGATCTTCTTTGCGTCCAGTAGTGCCTAGCCATTTAACAGGTTTTTTATCATCTAGATCTTTTTCTTTAGTAAAGTCTAGGCCTGTGATCTTTTCAATGTAAAGAATGGTTTCTTCTACATCACCCGTAGCAATACGCTGTGTTAACGGCTGCTTGTCGGGGCCTTTGAATACATTGCCCCCTTCGAATAGATTACTCGTTGTCATTGGATTCTTCTAGTTTTCTTTTGGCTTTGCGTGATTCTGCCAGTCTTCGTACACCGCGGGTAAACTTGCTGGGATCTTGTCCTTTGATAGCATTAATAAGTCTGCGCTCAAGTTCATCCGCTGATTCAGCATCATAGTGCTTGTGTATGCTTTCGAGCAGATTAATAGCAGAATTAATGATATTGGTGGCGCGACTTTCGATTAACGAATCCGTATTGCGTACTTCGGCAATTTCATTAAGTTCCTGCAGAATTGATCTGGTACGAAGTTTCATAAATTATTTCCTATTGTGTATTTAACTCATTTTAAACAATAATAACATTGTACTGAAAAATGTGCAATCGCACAAGAGCAGACTAAATACTCAGTAGAAACACTGAGTCTACACACACTTACAGGAACAGAAATGAAATACATATCACAAAAAATGCTGTCTATCATGGAACGTTTGTCAGAGATGTTTCCGGGTAGTAGCTATCAAACTCGTTTAGATCAATATCTAAACACCAAAGGCATTACCGATGCCGCTCAACTCGAAAACTATGTTCGCGAGTTCAACTACTCTCACAAGGGGAATTATCTATGAAAAACTTTTTAAACACATTAAGCAGTCTTTTTGAAAGCCTAGGCAAGGCTAGAGCAGCAGCACACCTGGCTCGATGTGGATTACATAAACAAGCTAGAGATCTAATGCTGACCAAATAAGTTCAAATAAATAATGGCATGAACTTGGTGTACATTCATGGAGCTAATGCCACAAGCGAAAGCTTCAATTATATTAGAAGCAAATTAGGTAATGGTATCGATATCAATTACGACAGTCGTAATGGATTTGAAAATAACCTAAAAGACATGCAGGCCGCACTAGACGGACATACTGATCTAGTGTTTGTTGCGCACAGTCTGGGTGGTATCTATAGCCTGCATTTGGCCAACTCAATGCCAGAATCCGTTAAGGGTGCTGTGACTCTAAGCACACCCTATGGTGGTGCTGAAGTTGCTGACTATGCTCAATACTTCCTGCCATTCAGCAGATTGATGCGTGATATTGGGCCAAGCAGTTGGGTCATGAAGCAGGCCAGAAACATCAAGATTCGGCATCCTTGGACTAATATTGTCACGGTAAAGGGCCAAAGTCCGTTTATGCATGAACCCAACGATGGTGTTGTGACTATTGCCAGTCAGAAACATCATGAGGATATGGAATTAGTAGAGGTTGAATACAACCACTATGAAGTTGTGCTTAGTGATGAAGTGGTTGGACTTATCAAGGAACGAGTAAAAAAGTTCAAGAAATAAGTTGCTTTTTTGTCTTTAGGCATATATAATAAACTAACAGCGAAAAAGAAGTAGTTGTTAGCAACAGACATTAACACACAGGAGATTATTATGTCAGAAATTTTTACAGCACCAAAGCTACCAGAAGTAAAATTCAACAAGAACGGATACGAAATCCGCACAGACATCTTGGGAATGGCAAAAAGCCTAGTACAAGACGACTTCCATGCCAAATTCCAGGGCTGGGAAATGACTGCCACTCGTGACGAGAAGACTGGTCAAATCGTTAGTAAGGTTGAAATGCCACAGTTTCCAGGTCTAGACAAAGTACTAGAAACCGCCGAAAAGATGTATTCATTTGTTAACAGCGGCGTGAAGAAATAATTACGCTCGTAGAGCAATACAATTAGTGGTAAAAGAAAAGCACCTTCGGGTGCTTTTTCTTTATACGTTTCTAAGTTTTGCTAGACCTATATAGTTAAACAATTTAAACCACATCCAACCCAAATCAAATTCAAACCAACGACGACTTAATCGAGGATTAGCAGGATCTAGGTGATGGTTGTTGTGTAGCTCTTCACCGCCAATTAATATACCCCAAGGTACTATATTACGACTATGGTCCTTGGTTTCACCATTGCGATATCCCCACCAATGGCCTACACCGTTGATAAAACCAGCGGCCCAGAACGGTATCCATATCATTTGTACACCCCACACTAGAAATCCCCAGGACCCAAATAATACAAGATCTATGATCAACATTAAGAGAATGCCCAGGCGGCTATGGGGTGTATAAAGTTTACGTTCAATCCAGTCTTTAGGAGTACCCATTCCATATTTCATAATCATGTCAGCATCTTTGCCGGCACGGTTATAAAACTTGACTCCACCAAATACCAATGGCCAAATACCAAATACGTGGGGACTGTGTGGATCGCCTTCGACATCTGTGTTCTGATGATGCTTGCGATGGATGGCCACCCACTGCTTGGTGGTCATTCCAGTTGTGAGCCATAACCAAAAACGCATAAAATGGCTTAAGATTGGGTGAAATTCAATACCTCTATGTGCTTGGCTTCTGTGTAGGTATAAGGTTACACAGACTATTGTAATGTGCGTCATTACCAACGTTGCGATTATCATATTCATTGTTTACTTATCCGGTTGACACCCTACCAAAATAATGCTATAATATGGTATGAAAAAGAAAATCATACTTACAGACGCAGACGGGGTGTTGTTAGATTGGGAATACGCATTTGACGTGTACATGCAACAACACGGATTTATCCAACAGGATGGCGGCAATCTAAAATATAATATCGGTAGCCGTTACGGCATCGATCCTGAACAGGGTAAAAAGCTAATCAAGATCTTTAACGAATCAGCACACATGGGATTCCTGCCACCCTTACGTGATGCTATGTATTATGTTAAAAGGCTACACGAAGAACATGGCTATGTGTTTCATTGTATTACTTCAATGAGTTCTGATGCTAATGCTCAAGAACTACGCAAAATGAACCTATGCAAACTGTTTGGCAAGACAGCTTTTGAAAAGTTTATTATCCTAGAAACAGGTGCTGACAAAGACGAAGCACTTGCTCCGTATAAAGGCAAAGGATATTATTGGATTGAAGATAAAATTACCAATGCTGTTGTGGGGCATGAATTAGGACTAAAGAGTCTATTAGTTGAACACGGACACAATATGGACTACGAGCATCCAGAAATTCCGCGTGTCAAGAACTGGAAAGAAATCTACGATATTATTGTAGACTAAAGTTTCTCGCCACAATGAGGACAAGTTTGCTTGTGTTCTTCTCTACCTTGCTTTATTACTTTTTTTAACTTCCTAGCATCACGCAAACTACTCTTTATGGTTGTCCTACATCGTTCAGATTTTGTTTTTCCTAATTCAATTTTTAAATTGTTTCTTAGTTTTTGAAGTCTACCTTCAAAAATATCCAAGAAGCCCGAAAGAGTTTTATTAGTAGACATCTGCTATTCCCTATTACGACAAGTTTCTATAGCAATATTTAAGTGATATTTGATTACACTAATATTACAAATTCGTTAATTTGTTAGAAAAATTAGCCAAAAAAAGTGCTCACTTAAGGATGCCCTCGGGCACGACTCCTACTATCATCCTCGCCCAGCAGCCGGGCACACCAAGTAACGCAAGCGTTCCTAAGGTAGGTGTTCTATCTCTTATCACTAGGAGTACTTGCTGGCAAATGATCTCTACCATAATGCAACTTACTGCCTAAAATCTTTTCTAGTGCTACCATTAACTCCGGGCCAACTAGATGCTTACGCAACCATTTCTCCGCTAGACTATTTACAATCTTTTCATTGCGGTAGACTCCGCCTTGGGATTTGTGGTTGGCATAGGCGTGATATGCTTCGTGAACAGCAATGGCCACTGCCGCTGCTTCGTGGCTTTCTAGATCTTTAACTTCTATGCTTCCACCGGGTTCATCATCATTGGGAGTAAAGTGCCCGTCTCTTGAACCTTCCCATACTAGATACATACCTGATTGTAATTCATCCTCATCGTCTGTGACTAGATTTTTACCTAGCACATCTTGTATAGCATCATACACTGACCAGGGTGTGGCTGCACGACCCCTAATCTCAGTGTTAGGCATCATGGGTTTATCTTCGGGATCAAAGTCTCCGTACCGAGCTCTTAGAGCCGCGTCAGAAGTTTTGAGTTCCGAGATAAACTCATAGGATCTCATAGATTAATTGCACCAACTTTGTTTAGCGTCACCGTAGTATTCACGAGCCAAGCCGTTGCTAATAAGTCCTTGTCTAATGCTTTGTCCGTTTACCAAGATATCTCCCAATATACGGCCACCAAACTTATCCCATCCATAGATAATAACCTGGTGCTTTGGGTGGGATTGTAAGGCTTGAGTTGTAAATTTACTCGCCAATTGCGCTCGCTGGTCTTCTTGTGGACATTGAGCTCGGTGTCCTTTTTCCGGTGTGTCAACTCCGTAGATTCTAACAGCCAGTTCGGGCTTGAGCGGTGCTGGTAGAAAGGGGGCGGCGATTACAATAGTATCGCCATCACTCACTCTAATGACCTGTGCATCGTAGGTCGCTGATTTTGCAGGCATCTTGCCCTGTGCTAATGCCAGTACTGGCACTAACAATAATACTGCTAACAATTTGTTCATTTTAGATCCTCAATATCTATGTAGTTTATTTATCGTGTATCCAAAATCCCAATCTGTCACCTCCGGGACTTTCATACCATTTGGTTCTAGGAGGTTGTGGTAGGGGATTGTCCCGCCATACTGGATAAATGACATCGCTGTTGTGATTACTGAAATCGTCGTTCCACCGTAGGTGTACTTCGATAATCTTGCCATCCACGTACTCTACATTGACCCAGGGTGTTAGTCGCCATAGTTCACCTAACACTTCAGGAAACTTGTAGCGTTCTTCAATGCGTTCCCAGCGACTGAAACGATCTAATCTGTCAGGATCATCTCTAAATCCTTCTACTGCTAGATGTTGTATGCCGTAGTGAAAGTCTACACTGGTATGCCGTCCTTCGAAACATTCGCACCAAAAGTATCCGTCGGGTACTAGATCAGTGTCCTTGGGTGTTAGCCATTGTTTGCTAGCCCCTCTGCTCATCATGCGTATATTGGTGATAGGACGAACTATATATTGTCCTGGTTTAGGTACAGCAATGCCAGCAGGACCAGCAATATGGTCCAACTTGCGGGCCAATATCAGTTTGTCGTAGATCCACAAGTAATCTGTAGGACAACTTGCCCATACATCTTTGTCATCGATGAACATAGGTTAATTTAGTCGTTCATTCGCCATTTGTTTTCTGGCAATCCGTAATCCCATTTAGGATCCATCTCAACATTCCATCTAGTGGTGGCCACATGAAAGTCTGGTATCTTCATTTCTTTGGGATTACTTGCTGGTTCAAGGATAACAATACGATTGTTTGGCTGTGCGGCAAATTGTCCATTGTCGCATTTGATAAAGTTAAAACTCTTGTGATCTTCGACATCTTCACTATGCCCACAATCTATAACATTGAAATCAGGATGTGCAGAATCAACAGTGAAAAGATATTCACCCCCTAGCCAAGATCCATCTTTCATTTTGATTTTGCATCTCATATTGGCAATCATTGCTTTTCTAATCACAGTGACGTCATAAGACATGCTGTTCCATAATTGTAAAAAATCTAAAGGATATGGATCACCTTCTATGGGTTTCCAACAGAATGCGTGTAATGGCAGCTTGTCATATAGCGCACCATATTGATTCAAGTATGCTTCAATGCGGAATGCCTGACTGCGTTGGCTTTTAAGTGTGATCCACCAACAGGGTTCTAATTCCCCGTGTCCTTTTTCAAAGTCGTAGAGAAATTCTTTACGAATAAAACATTTTACTGGTGGCAAGTTTGCAACTAGAAAACTCATCAGTTATAGACTCGTTGAATACCTTTGTCTACACAATCTGCACATTCACAGTCTGGGCAATCGCAGTCGTCTGTCATACAGCTGAATCCACAGTGTGCGGTACACCAGCAGATGCATTTGGGTTTTAATCTTTGATATGTTGTGTCATTGTCTTCCATTGTTCGCCTCTACAATGTTGATATATTTTCTGTACATCTTAATTCTCTATTAATAATAAATCAAAGGCTGCGGTATATCTACCGTTGTTGGTTCTGCCTGATACTCGCACATCAATATCCGACTTTTCTGGAATGGGTGGCGGAAATGTAAATTCATAAAGATACTGTCCACCGGCTCCACTGACTTCAAAGGTATGCTGTGTTCTAAAACTTTCTTCGCCAAAGTATCTCACAAACATATTGCCTGTGGCATCAGAAGTACTCTGCGCTGAAGCAGTACCTTTGTAAAGATAACCAGTGTATCCAGCAGGTACTGTGTACACAGCCATCAGTGTCTGTCCTTTGGTAGCAGTGATACGAGCCACTGTGGTTGAATTTCGTTGTATGTCAATGTTGCCTACATTTGTAGTGCCGTCTGCTACGAACGCTCTAAACACTCGCTTGAACACCACAGTACCAGTGTTGTTGCTGGCTGCGGTCAGTGTGATAGATTCTTGTGTTTGATTGTAGTCAGCATCTAGCCCTATTACTGTGACGACCTTGTCAGCATCATCGGTACTGGCTCTATCTAGATTAACAACTCCTGCTGTGTCAAACGCTGACCAAGGATACACAGTGTCGTTGACGTCCCATACACTGCCTGTGCTGTTTGTGCTCATTGCTGGCACAGCACCAAACTTGTGTACAAAGGAATGATCAGTGATGTTGCCTTCGGCAACCATTTGATTAAAAGGATGTTGTTTGCGATTGGCCATATATTAGAATCCGTTAGTGGCTGAGTTATGGAATATTCTACCCGTCCATGTGGATGTTTTGGTAATAGTAGGTGTAGAGTAACTCACAACCATTGTGCCAGG